TTGGCGTAACCAAGTTCAGCGCGCTCCTGTATGTTAGTGTTGGTAAGTTGTTCTTCAAGATCGACCAGGATTCCCTCGGTATCAATGAAGCGTTTAAGCTTGAAGATGATACCTTCGTTCATCGTGGCTCGACCCATCTTGTACAGTCCATCAAGGGACCTTAACATTATCCCCTCGAAGCCTTCGGTCAACATACTTTCTTCGTATGCCAACAGTTCTTCGAGGGTGTTCAGGCGCACTTGCGGTACATGTTTTACGTTATTAGTCTCTGGTATTACCAGCATAAGTCTGGAATGTCTGCTGCTGAAGGGATGATTGATAAACATTGTGTAGTCAAATACGAAGTAAGTCAGTTCTCCGGGTTTGTCTTCAGACATTACGTGAGACTGAGTACGGTTGTACACATCACCATCGGTGGGTAGCCCCTCGATGACTTCGCCATCACAACCTTCCAGGGCACCGAATTCATCCTGTACCTGGAGTGAAGGAAGTGGCTTGGCCGTTCGAGACCAAACCACTCCCGACTTCACGTAACCTCTGATCCCATCATACTTGGGACTTCCCAGCAACGGGTATTGGAGTTTATCCCAATACTTCGGAAACGTCGCCGGGACTTCCCTGGGAGCCAATAGAGGTTTGAACATTAGTCCTTGTCCTCATCATCTGGAGGAAGATCATCCGGCGGATCATCCTCATCATCGTCTTCTTCATGCATGGGTCGCTCGTTCATAACCACCTCATTTGATTGGGCACGCACCGGACGCACACTCATCGGCAGCTTCAAAGAATGCGTCCTTGATACCTGTGATGATCGTCGTCTTTGATACCAGCTCTTCAAATTGCTCCTTTGTTATTTCTTCCAGGGGAGCTTGAAGGAAACCATGCTCACTGTGCAAGAGGAATGAAAGGCTCTTATGGTAATGTTGGTAGTAACGTTTGAGGTAGTCTTTAATCGCCGGGAGTTCTTCCTTGCGATAGTAGATCGTGCAACTGACACTGTTGTCGCTCCACTCTTCCTGGAGACGACGGATTTCCTTCAACTGGTCCAGGGCAGTCATTTCCTTAGCCAGACGAGTACCCTCAGGATACTTGAATGGGAAGGTCACGACCACAGTCCCGTAGTCATCTGAACCATCGAAGTTCTTCATGTACTCAACAGGGTACCCAGCCTTCTTACATACATCAACAAGGCTGTGATCTGCTGCAATACGAATACGACGATGCATATACTGAGCATATGCTGGATGGATACCAGGTGTAACACCCGGAAGCAGACTCAGAGTGCCCGAGGGCTTCACTGTGGTCAGCTTAATGGAATGATTGAAACGCTTGACATCAGAGTACTTCTCATCGAATTCACGAAGATACTCATAGCCTTCTGAGAGCCAGGAGTTCTGTTCTTCGTTTGCCTGTAATATGCCGGTCAAACCAATTCCCATTCGCATATTGCGATTAACAATAGCCTGGGTCTCGGGATGATGAGAGTGCAAGGTCAGCGAATGCTTGTTGATACGATACAATAGTTCTATGACATCCAGGAACTCTTCCTTGGACGTGATATTGGGAAGAAACACTTCCGAGAGACAGCAAGTCTCAAATGAGGCTAAGCTTTGTTCAGCACAGGGATTGTAGCCTTCAACTTCCGGATCAGGATATTCATCCTCACCCAGGCGGCCACAAGAACGTGACAGAGGTAGATTGATGAGACCATACGGCTCACCCTTACCCAGGTAACCTTCCCAGAAATAATCGTGCAGGTCTTCGATACTGTCGCAGGCGACACTGTTATTAGACATGGCGCGCCAGGACGGAATGTTTCCAATGTCCCAACGTTTGGCCAGCAAGAATTCAACGTCATCAGGATCGCCAATAGCTATCTGCGCTGATCTACGAACGTTACCGGCCACGATGATGTGTCCGATGATGTTCATGATGTCCAGTGCATCTATGGGACGGATCTTCTTCCCTTTTCGCTTGATGAGAATTTCTGAGATCTTTCCAATACCCCAGCATAGATCCTCAGGACCACTCGCTACACCGCCAAATCCACGTATAGGGCTACCCTTACCACGTACGACTTGAGCCGAGTAAGTAAATGTTCCTTTCTCCTTCTTCTCACTTAGGAACGCCGCTTTAAGCGTTTTCGCCAGCAGACGTACCCATCCCTCCCGACTATCGGGAATAATAAAATCAGCACCGGCATCATTAACCCTTGTAGGAGCAGAAAACCAATCTCGAACCAATGGGAGCTTATCCACGTGTTTCCGCTGGATATTATAGCCGACACCGCTACCAAGAGCGAGCATATCCATAGTCCATGTGAAAGGTACAAGAGGCGAGTCGACAACAGTAAAAGCGCAGTTTTGTAGCGAGGACAATCCCAAGCGATCCACAGTATTAGTCCCAAGCTGCCATAGAAAGCGGCCAGCCACAGAACATTTAAGAGTAAGAAAGTATTCACGAAGTCGTTCCTCTTCGTCGCGAGTAAAGCCACAATGCAACTGTACATCGCAAGCCTTAATAATCCGTTCAACAGTGTCTTTAAACTCTTCTGTAGGGCTATTCGGATTTGTTTCGTCCAGTTTCCTGGCATATGTCCTCTTGTACGTCAAGTAGCCAATTGTTGACCACGGCGTGACGTATTCCTTCATTCAACCTCCAATTGACACATACTCGGTATTGACACTACTGCCGTATACCAAGCGACCGGTGCTTAAATCATATATTGCTCCATTGACCTGTCCGGTCAAACCAGTCTTGCGAGCCTTCAGTACTTGCATCTTTATTGTATTGCGCTCAACTTCATTTTCTGCAATCATGTTGCGTGCAAAGGCAACAATGTCAAAAGAGATCTGCTTGATAGAACCTGAACCACGAACATCATCCATTGAAGGTAGACGACCTTCCTCGAAGGCCTTACCACCCACAGGTGCTTTACGCAGGTGTGATACCAGTCCTATCCACACATTGTGGCGCTTGGTGAGTCTCAGTAGGTCATTCATCACCTTATCCTGCGCTTCCAGACCTGAGAGGTTCTCAGTACCTTCAGACACCAGGATGGTGATGTGGTCGATGAATAGATATTTGCAACCTGACAGACACATATATTCGAGCTTGCTGATTATGCTACCATCATCGATGGAACCCTGATGATCCAGGACCACGATACGATCACCCGCAAATACAGCATCAAAGCCTATCTTGAGTTCCTCGATCGGGATCTCGATGTCAGCCGAGTTCTTACGTAGATACATCGCCGCCAGGTTGCGTGCAGTCTCTGCCGGAGCTTCCTCCAGGGATACAATACCAACTTTCGCGTCTGCATGTTCTTTCTCCAGGATGTGAAGAATAATCTCGCGTAGCATGGTTGTCTTGCCTGCACCAGTGCCTGACACGAACAAGGTGATCTCACCCTGGCGCATACCCTTTAATTTAGTGTTTAGGCCGTCCAGACAGGGAGGATATGGAAAGACAGGTATCTGAGCGTAGTTGACCAGGGCATCCCAAATCTCTTCTTTGGTGATGATTCCGGAGGGAATGTATTTAGACGAATCCCACATACACTGAATGAGCTTCTCAGCACCTTGTTTCAGTAGTACTTCGTTGGGATCTTTCAATGGTAGCTTGGCAATCTTTACTTTGTCAATGCCAATGATCTTGATGGCTTCTTCAGTCGCGTTCTGACCAGCTTCATCCTGGTCCAACATCAGAATTACTTCCGTGAATGATCTCAGCCAATCTCTATTTTCAAGCAGAGCTTTCTTGCCGACTGCTGAAGGCATGGCCACCACTGGATATATACGTCCGTACTTGTCCATGTTAGCTTGAGCGACACTCATCGCGTCTATCTCGCCCTCGGTGATAACCACACGTTTGCCGCCTGACTGGAACTTGTCCATTCCGAACAAACTGTGTGAAACGTTACCTATCATAGAGAATTCTTTTGGTAGTCTACGTACTTTGTAATTTTGTCCAGGATATGGATAGTAGTGTGCGCAGATCTCGCCGTCCGTGTTATACTCTACACGAACATCAAAGAACTCTGCGATGACCTTTGTGATCTGTCTTTCTTGAAAGCCGCGATGAGGCAACTGAGCTATCTGCTCAAGACGCATACCCACGATGTTGGGAGACTTCTTTGAAGAGATGACAGGCGTGATACCATCGCTTTCTGCCTTACCGAAGAAGCTCTCGCAGGAAAAGCAGAATGACGTACCATCAGCATAGACTTGTCTGGCATCACTGGAACCACACTTGGGACTCAGGCAGGGTTGATTTTTATGTACTATTTCACCCATCCATCTTCTCCATATTCACGGCACGAGCTAGCCGCAGTTTATGGCGTTCACTGATAGGCTCCTTAACAGTCCACGATACCTTCTCGATACGTGTGTTATACCAGCGAATATTCGTCGGTGCTTCCACGAAGCATAGTGTCCAGGTTTCAGCGTAGGATAACGTGCCCTTGGTCTTGTATTGCTCCAGGCAGATGAAGTCGAATTCTCCAATGGGTCTGAACTTGAAGATGTCCGCCATTGTCTGCGAGGATGTTCGGTAGTTCTGCCAACCTGTGTCTCTTGATTGGAAACCAGAGTTGGTGAGGTAATTCTTCTTACCCAAATAGAAGCGCTCTAAGACATTATCTCGTATGAGATATATAAAGCCCATGTAAGTGTCGGGATTCATCTTCTCGGGGAACTTCCAATGTCCATTGTTGTACAACGGAATTGTCCGCATCTTGTTTCCGAGAGGAAGGGTTCCCTTGAATTCAGCCATTTGCAATTCGAGCCAGGATGTCACCGTGACAAGCATAGGGCTTGCACCAGCAACCCAGGATCTTTCCTTTGAGTTCTGCCTTGGCTTTCTCAATGAGGTCAGGACGAGTCTTGAGCCATTCTTCGTACTTGGCTATGGACTCTTCGCGAGTCTCACATTGGAATTCAGCGATGTGTCTGTCGGCAGGCAAGTGTGAGAAGGGATTGCCCCAAATGCTGGGACGGCCAATATAGATGTGAAAGTCTTCAACTTGACAATGCACCACGTATCTCATAATTCCCTCGTTATCGGCCAGTCAGCGAACGTGAAGTAGTCATCATAGTGACGCATAATATGGATTAGTTTACCGTTGAATAGTAGCTGGTCTCGCCAGTCATCGCCGAAATACATGATGTAATTCGACACGACAACTTCTTGGTACTCAGCTTCAGTCTTGCATTCAGATACCATCTTCTCAGCCTTCACGGGACCGATGCCCGGTAAGCCCTTGATGTTATCCGTGGCATCGCCCATCAACAGTTGTATGTAGTAGAGTTTTCGGGATTCAGCTTCTGAGATGTTGACAAAGTTGTGATTGTGCATTCGGTAATGTTTACCTGGGATACACAGTAGATCTTTGTCAATGGAGCAGATGACATATTCCTGCTCATGCTGCTTACATTGCTCAGCCCAGATACGCAAGAGATCATCGGCTTCCATGCCGTGAGCAGCTATGGCCTTCCCACGAGATACAGCAATCTTTCGCAGTCGTGGAACGACCACATTGGATTTGACATGATCACGACTACGCGTTGCCTTGTACTCAGGATACATGTGATCTCGATAGTTACCCTCTCCCTTGACGGCCATTACATAGTCAGTGGCGTATACAGTCTCTAAGAGTTCTTCCAGGTCTTTCTCCATGCTCTCATAGCATTCCATGGCATACTCAATATCATCATCTTGAGTGTACTTGGAACGATCTCTGAGACCATCCTCGTCGAGGTTAACAACCTGGAATCCGGTGCGCTTGGCTTCCGCGTAGTCTCGATTCTTACATGCGCGAAAGCACAAGACATCACCATCGATAATCGCTATCAATCAGCAATCTCACGATAGCTGCTTTCGGGAATCCAGTGTACACCATCTTTGGATACCCGACAACCACCAAACACCTTGAAGTCAGTCTGCAGTCCGCTGTCTGCCCATCGTCTGCTGCAAGTGAAGCTCTTGGCAGCCACCACAACGAACAGTGCAAGTAGTAGGAAAGTCAGTATTGAACTAACAGACCAAGTCACAAACTTGGCGTTGTCACTCATCTTCATCCAATTAACTCCCTTGGTGGCGTGGCAAGATTCTTACCCGATTTACGCCACAAGTGTAGACAGTAGGGATGCGCGTTCACATAGTCTTTCTTGGGAGGGTGTATCTGCAATACACAATCATTCTCATCCCAAAATATGTCTTTGATCGCGACCATCTCTTCCCATGTCGGCGTTCTCTTATTGGTGGTAGTGACGGAGACATGCTCCCACCCTCTGCCATCAGAAGCCACTACTTGGAAAGGCGCATCATCTAGTTTGAATCTGAACATACCATTGCACCCATGCTCAGGCTTCGATGCGTAGTATCCTTCAGTCACACGATATTCATTAGGAACATGAAACATTAGTGTACCTCGTACCAACTGTTGCCGATCTTGCCGCTGCCATCCATGATTGTGACACCATAGAGCTTTGGGGCTTCTTTGAATGCACTAGCACCGATGACCGCAGCTCGTTCTGCGTATTCTTCTGGTACTTGAAAGTCGATCTCGTCATGCATCATGATGCATGGCTTGTAGGGAATGCCTTCAGCTTTGAGTTGTTTAACTGCGAACATCAGCGCCGAGGAGCATGTAATCTTCTCCGCTGCCTGTAACAGATAAACCAGTAGCTTGTGAAATGAGTCCACATAAATGCGATTACCAGCCAGTGATGGAATGTAACCATAGCCAAATTTCTGAGTGCTTCCAAAGATGTTCTCCAGCTTCTCCAGGAGGGCAGCGAATCCAGGTACAGCTTGTAGGAAGCCATTTCGTAGCTTCGTGCCGAGCTTACCATCACTCTTACCGAAGATATAGCTCCAGAGCTTCGGGCCTTGTGCGCCGAAGAGAAAGGCGTAGAGAATTCGCTTGGCGGCTTCTCGGTCAACCTTGCCATCACGGATAGTCGGTAGGTCTAGTTTTAGTAGATTCGGATTAATGTCTTCAACGATCTCAGTTAAGATGTTTGCATTGTATTGGTGTACGTCACCATGCAGGAGTAGGTCTATGTATTCTTGATTTCCCAGGTAATGCGCCAAGCCCCGTGCCTGGTTACCGGATGAATCGCAACCGATAAGCTTCCATCCTGGTTCACACTTAAATAGCGCTCGCATCTCCTTGCCCCACTTGGACTTGGCCCGAGGTACGTTAACAATGATGGAGTGTCGGGCGCGCATCGAAGGAGTTCCGATAGTAAAACATTCCCCGTGAAGATTCCCGTGCTCATCTACGTTCTCTATCCAGGTTTTAACGATACTATAGCGGGACTCAGCGGTGTTGAACTCCTTGTAGAGCTTGCCATCACCACCGAGCAACTCCAGGTCTTCCTCCACGATCTTTGGAGAGGTCTTTACTTTCTTGTGCGTTACAGGGTCTTTCTTGTAGTTCCATTCTGAGGGTTCCCATCCGTTTCTTGACAGGAACAACTTGACGTCGTCAGTGGAGCTGAGCTTGAGGTGGACGAACTCGACTCTGCAATACGGGCCAAGAATAAGTCTTTCCTCACCCTCAAAGCCAGAGCAAGGATCAACACCGAACCATCTCGCTGTGTGTACGTCGTAGAAGCCTTGTTTAGTCCATTTGGGTTTCTTTTCTTCAACTTCGCCCTTCTTCTTGTCAGTGGCTACGGCCTTCATTCCCAGGCGTGGTTCTAGCTTCGCTCGGATATCCTTAAGTTCACTGTCCAGGATGTCAAATAGAGACAATGCATTTTCCATATCAAACGGCCAGCCGTACAATTCCGCTGTGGCGCACCAGGTGGCCGTGTAGTGTTCCGCTCGCAGATAATGCGCAATCTGTGGTGCTTTATCGTATAGGGCGAAGAATTCTTTAAGAAGTATTTCATAGACATCAACGTTCAGTAATACATCCTGTTTGCAGTAAGCTTCAAGAATCACCATGTCGGGATTCTCGAAGTCAGGCTTAGCATGTTTAGGCTTGCCCAGAAAGTCACCCCATGTTTCCAGGGAGTGACCATCATGTCCGAATCGTCGATAGTTGAGGACTTGGGACATCAGCAGCGTGTCGTGGACCACAACTGTATCCGGCAAATGGTAGCCGTCAAGCTTTTCCAATGCCGGTAAGTCAAAGCCCAAGATGTTGTGTCCGACCAACAATTCCAGTTGATCGAACACAGCCATCCAGGATGAATCGCCCTCGTACCAAACGACGAGGCACTTCGCATCCAAGTCATACGCTACCGTTATCCAACGTCGAGTGAGCTTTCGGAGAAGCTCATTTGTCTCAATATCGAATAACGCTCTCTTCACGCAAGCAGTGACGGAATGTCACGTACGCGAATGGGCTTGCATCCATTCTTCTTGTAGGCAATGAGGAACTTGAGATACCAGTTGGCCTTCTCCAGCTCCTGGATCTCGTCATCCTTCCCACCCAGTCGATCCAGATACTTGCGGATCTGAAGCTCCAGGGCAGCCTCAAACCGCTCAGGGTCTCTGTACCGTGGGAGGTACTGTTGAGCCTCCAGCCATTGCAGATCTTCCATACCAGGTCCCGAGAAGAACGCCTGATAGTGAGGCGGATTGATCTTGTCAACCGCCGGTGCTGCGGGCGTCTTGTTCGGTCTGTTCATTTTCTTCATCGTGTCTCCATGCATATTCACGTTCCAGGCGAACGCGGAAACCTTCATGATCGGACTCACTGTCCAAGGTAAGCAGGTAGACACCGTCTTTGGTCACAATCGTGTAATAGTCATCGCACTTGCTCTTCCGTTCTTCGACAAGCTCGAAATGGTCGGTATGCATAACATACAAGTGTAAGCCTGTAGGCAGTATCAGTTTCCTATCAAATACTATGTACCTGTACATTCAGAAAGGAGAGCCATTACAGCTCTCCCTCCAATCAGAACGCGCTTGCGGGCTTGGGTGTCGGTGAAGGAGACGGTGACGGACTCGGTGAAAGTGAGGCGGTACCTGGCGGCACTGCTCCGTCCTTGAATCCACCATCATCTGCATCCGCACCTGCCTGTGCATCCACGGTCTCTTCGCCGTCAGTCTCACCGAATTCATCGTCGATATTCTTCGGCGTGAACTTGATGAGCTTGATCAGCTGGATGCCCATGAGCACAGCAACCTTGCCTGAACCATCCTTCTTATCGTACTGGAAGATACGGATGTTGGCGATGGATCCATTTCCGATAATACGAGGATCGACCGGGTTCAGCTTGTAGTCAATCACTTCCACAGGTGACGAATCTGTGCCGTCGGCCTTCTTGATCTTCTTCTTCAGATTCAGACGCCAGTACGGAGGGCCTTCATCGGGGACCACTGCCTTGACGGGCAGCCCCATTCCTTCCCATGCCTTCCGCTGCTCTTTGTCTTCGGTTCTCAGCTGAACTTCCCAGGTGGGATTGTCCTTATCGAATCGCTTGTTGGGGCGCTTCGGATCGAGCTTCGCATAGTACACTACGCACTTTGTCAGAATTGCCATCTTAATTCCCTTGTTTAGATTACGTACCCTCATCGAGGGTTAAAATAACTAATGCACCCAGAATCCCTAGGTGTCCTCCTCGTCGTCTTTGATGTACTTATCCCACTCATCTTGCGTGACTCCCGTCAGGATAAACTCGCGTTCATCTGCGGTCAACTGAGGCATGGCATCTTGAATTAGCTTACCACCCTCCCACGCCTTGATTTGTTCGGGAGTTACATTCAGGTCTTTCGTACGGGTTACGCCCGTGATGATCGACGTTCTTGTAATTTCCACTTGGTCACTCCTAACGTTCGGGCAGCCTTCTCGCTACAAGGGAAAGCAGTCTGTCGAACGCAGCTCCAGTTTGTTAGGACATAATTCGTCGAGTCTACCTGCTTGACCATCAGTGGCACCGCAAAGCATGCACACCTCGTCATACAGGGAAGAGTCACTGTAACGCGTAATATGTCCCTTAGGGGTCGGTTTTAGTAAGTAGGTTGGTACGATGTAAGTAGGCCCGCCACTGTTGTTGACGAATCGACAAAAGATTGCCACTCCGTCATAAACATTAGGCAGGTATTCAGTCTGTCTCAGAGCTTCCACAAGGTCCTGCGTGTCCTCAGCCAGGAACACGTCTCCTCCCAGGACGTCTTCAAACGCCTCTTTTTCTTCGCTATGTACGAACCACCCACGAATTATAAAATGCAGATTCGCAG